AAAGTAATACCAAAGACGGCCAAGTATCCTACACTCAAAGCCATGCAGGACTTCGTAGGCGGCCACATAGAGCGAGTGAGTCTAGCTAATGGTGATGATCTTATCATCTATGAGGAAGGCTTATACGATGACACAGGCGTTAATCTAATCGCAACAAAGCTATATCATAACGACATTGGCATGGACATGGTTCGGGAACATATGATGCCGCCACTATTCGGTAACATTATCTATCTAGAGGGAGGTTTAAGATGAACAAAGTAGATCAAGATATAACCACAATCATGCAGACGGTGTTGATCATAGAAGATACAGATCTATGGCACAGGGATGAGCAGATAGAAATACTATTAAAGCTGTACCGTTTACGCACTTACATGAGAACTAAAGAGGCAGTCAAAGATGAATCTTAATGACAAAGTTTTACTAATATTCTGGTGCGCTTTAGCAGTAGCAGCCACCAACCTAATGACCTTACCACAGGCTTATGCCGAGGAAATAGAAGAAGAGTATTGTTCAGGCATGGATCTACGCAAGGCAGAGCGTGAGTATATTGAGAGACTAGAAAAGTTAGTAACAGACTTGTATACTTTTAAAATTCAGAGTAACATCAACATTGCAGAGGTGGCATATCGTGAGCGACACAGCACAGAACGGTAAAGGCAGCAAGCAACGACCGACAGATACACAAGCATTCAGTGACAACTACGACAGAATCTTCTGTCAGAAATCTAACAACAAGCACGATCAAGAGGATAACACAATGTTCGCAGCAAATTCAGCACCACACATGGACTATAACGCAGCTCGCTACAGTTGGGTGCCAGCAGCAGGTGGCTCAGAGAAACCATTCGAGTGGGGTGACAAGGAATATCTATACATGTACAATACTATCACGGGCGAGCATTCATACTATAACGCTACCGATGATGTCTTTGAACAAAACGTGGAGTTCAACTAATGTATCTAGTATCATATGGCAATACCACAGGCTACTACGAGCAAGAGTTTGAAAGCTACGAAGAAGCCAAAGCTTTTGTAGAAGATCACGAGGATGAGTACAATGGTATAGGCATCGAATGTCTTGACGATGGTAGTGACCTTTATTGGTCTAACGAGATGAGGGATTATGTGCAAAGAGGATAGAATAGTCGTGCCTGATGCTGCCATACGAGAGTTCAATGAGAAGTATGGCAAGTATCTACCCAAACCAAAGCCTGAAGCTACACCGCCACCGTGGTTAGATGAGGATGTAATGTATTTACAGGCAATGGGGTTATCCACAGATAAAATGGATTCAGGATTAAAGTCAAGTAAATAAAGTGATTCAAATAGAATCAATTATTAGTAGTAAAGGTTGACAGTAAAACGTTTTACTAATATCTACGCACCCGTAATTACTTTGCAACGATAGGAAAACTATGCTAATACGGTTTTTACGAAACGAGATAGCTTTGGGGAAATGCTTATATGGTTTTGTGTTTATTCCCAGAGTGTGTATTAAGAAGGCTGATATGTTTATCAGTTGGTTAGGAGGGTGTGTTGTCTGGTCGAGACTTAATAGAACATCTAAGAATAATAAACGAATTTAGAAAGTTTGACCCTTGGGTGGGTATACAAACGGTCTATTGTTTTTTACTTATAGCGCAAAACGTATTTGTTATGGGTAAGGACATGAGAGTAATGGACATTGGCATTCTGATGGATACATCTAGTGCCAGTGCAAGTAGAAACATGAGGTGGCTTGTAGATCACGAGCTTGTCTCACTGTACGAAAACCCTGATAGACGTATTGAGAAGTTTATCGAGGTGACTAAGAAAGGTCGAGCGTTAGCTAGGAGGATTAGAATATGAGTGTTAAGATTAGAGGTAACAGGTGGCAAGCATACGTTACTACACCAGATGGTGAGAGGTTCCGTAAGTCTTTCTCCACCAGCGAAGAAGCTACGTTATGGGAAGCACAGGTACGTCACGCACTACAAGCAGGGCTACCTATCCCAATGCAAGCATCACTTACGCAAAGCAGTGGCATGACGTTAGGGGAAGCCTTAGACAATGCCAATGCAATGTACTGGCGTAATGGTAAGAGTGAAACACAGTACGCTTACATGATAAACACTATTCGTAGAGTGTTCGGTGCTAAAACTAGCGTTGAAGATATCACTACCAATAAGCTTGACGATTGGATTGTAAGATTAAAAGAAAAAGGTAGTGCATCTAGCACTATCAACAAACATCTTAACGTTATGTCACGATCCTTACGTCTAGCACACGAGCAGGAGAGGTTATCTAAGTTACCCTTATTCAGACGACAAGCTGAACCTAAAGGTAAGCTAAGATACTTCAGTAAAGATGAAGAACAATTAATCTTACTCACGTTGAAGTCTTGGAATCAGGACTACTTGTATGATGCAGCTATCGTAGCGGCTGATACAGGGATGCGAGCAAGTGAACTACTTAAGATTGAAGATAAGTTCCACAAGTTAGGTAATAGATGGGGTGCATACATACCTGATCGTAAAAATGGTGGTGATTTACTACTGCCAGTAACTGACAGGGTGTATGAGATCTTACAGAAGCGTAAGTTTGATAAACACCCAAGTAAGGACAGCACTTGCCGTAGGGTTTGGGCTAGACTTCGCAATCAACTTCATTTAGAAGACTGTAATTGGCACACATGGCGACATACTTGTGCTTCACGTTTAGTGCAAGGTGGTATGGACATATACAGAGTTAAGGAGTGGATGGGTCATTCAGATATTAAGATGACAATGCGTTACGCTCACTTAGCTCCCACTGATATAGAAGGTGGATGTAACATACTAGAAAGTGTGGCGTAGCAGTGGCGTATGGTGGCGTAAATTGCTATAGGGTGTCAAAAAAACTAAGTGCGCCCGTAGCTCAGTGGATAGAGCAACCGCCTTCTAAGGTGATTCAATCTACATACGCCACCGTAGTTAGTTATAAAATTTTCCAAACATTATATGGTACATCTGGTGCTGTCTTAACTTCTATATCGTAGTTAGTTATGAGTAGCGCCACTTATACCCCAATTCATGTCCCAAAAAGAGGGTTTGACATGGCTACAATGCAGGAACAACTTGAGCTAGAATATCTAATGTTACAGTCAGGCATAGATAGATACAACAAACAACTTGATGATCTGGTAGGTAAGAGCTTAAGTTCTAAAACTTTACACGGGAGGACAATTATATCAGGAGTATGTGAACCTTTAGCTGATGGTATTAAGAAATTAGTAAAAGATAAAACAAGTAACAGAGATATTACATACAAACTACTTCAAGGTATTAAACCTGAACAAGCGGCATACCTTACACTTATCTCAGTCATTGATAAGGTAGCCCAGAACGTACCATTATTAAACGTAGCCCGTTTAGTTGGGGTCAACATTGAGACACAGAAGCGTCTTGATCAATGGCTTACTATGGACAAAGAGACAGCAACTAACTTAATCAACATGGCTAACAAGAAATCAGACAAAGGTTTTGACCACAAGCGGCATGGTCTTAACCATAAGATGAAAATTGATAACATCGACATACCTACATGGTCGGACACAGATCGAATACACGTAGGCTTGCGCTTGATTGATATAGTAATTCAACACACAGGCATCGTAAGGATACGTAAAGAGTATCACAGACGCAGAGCAGTGGCTTATCTACAAGCAACAGAGGACACACTGGATTGGATAAAGGCTTTCAATGATACAAATCAAAGTAACCTACCTCGTTACAGCCCTTGTATTGTCCAGCCTAAAGATTGGACAGAGTTCTTTGGAGGTGGTTACTACAGTGACCACATAAATAAAAAACCTTTCTTGCGAGTACATGGATTATGAAGAAACACGTTGAGGAATACATAGAAAAGTTTAACCAACAAGATGTAAGTGTCGAATACAAATGTGTGAACGCCTTACAACATACACCTTGGAGAATTAATAGCTTTGTTTGTGATGTCTTACGTACAGCATGGAATAGCGGACAACAGTGGCAAGGTCTACCACCAAGAGACAATGCACCAGTGCCACCTTATCCGTTTGCAGTTGATCCTAAATTTTTAAGAGAAGACCAGAAGGTAGAGTTTAAAGAGTTTAAGAGTAAGCGGAACAAAATATACACGGAGAATGCACGTAACCTATCAAGACGTATACAGGTTGAGCGTACAATCCAACTAGCAGAAGAGTATTTAAGCCATGACGATTTTTGGTTTGTGTGGCAGTTAGACTTTAGAGGCCGTAAGTACCCTGTTGAATCTTTTTTATCACCACAAAACGCTGACTATAGCAAAGCATTATTAGAATTCAGCCAGTCCGTTACTATGGACAGTGCAGCAAGTGCTAAATGGTTAGCAATTCACGGCGCTAACGTCTTCGGAGTTGATAAAGTAAGCCTAGAAGACCGAGAAATGTGGGCTTACATGAATACTGAGAACGCTATCAGTGTATATAATGATCCATTAGGGAGTAAATGGTGGCAAGAAGCTGACAAACCGTGGCAAGCATTAGCATGGTGTAAAGAGTGGGCAGAGTACAACATCGCCAGAGCTGCTGGAGAGCCGTATGAGACACGCTTACCATGTGCTAGTGATGGTTCATGTAACGGCTTACAACATCTCTCAGCGATGCTCAGGGATTATGAGGGCGGTAAAGCTGTTAACCTTACGCCTAGTAAAGAGCCACAGGATATATATTCTGATGTAGCAGCTAAAGCGACAGCCTTGTTAGAAAAAGAGGGGACGTTGATGGCTAGGCAGTTACTTGAAATAGGTGTATGCCGTAAGATATGTAAGCGGCCAGTAATGATTGTCCCTTATAGTGGCACACGTCACTCATGTAGAGACTATATCATGGAGGCTTTAGAGGAAAAATGTAAAGGACGTAACCCTTGGGGTGACAACTTCTTTCAACCGTCTCTTTATTTATCAGGTTTTGTTTGGCAAGCAATCAGTGAAGTAGTTGTCTCAGCTTTTGATGCAATGAAATACATTAAAGAAATTGCAAAGCTATACGTAGAGAATGATTTATCCTTTAGTTGGAAAACACCTACAAACTTATTAGTAAGGCAGCACTACCCTAACAGTACGTCTAAGCGTGTGAAGTCACACCTTAACGGATCGTTGGTGTCACTGCGATACAGAGAGACTGATGATACTTCTATCGACAAGCGTAAGATGTTATCGGGAGCAAGCCCAAACTTTGTACACTCTCTTGATGCAGCAGCGTTGACTATAACTGTAAGCAAATGTTTAGACGCAGGTATAACTGACTTTGCTATGGTGCATGATAGTTATGGGACACACAGTCCAAACATGCCACTACTAAATGATGAACTACGTAAAGCCTTTGTTGAGATGTACGAGAAGCATGACGTGCTTCTTAATCTCTACACAAGCGCAGTAACTACATTACCGAAAGAGGTATTAGTACCACCTCCACCAATAAAAGGTACTCTTGATTTAAAGGAGGTGCTACAAAGTGATTACTTTTTCGCCTAATTTCTAAAAGTACCGTTAAGCCCAACACCCCCGTTCAACATTAACTATATAGGAAAGATATAACATGGCTAAAAATATATTAGTATTAGAAGGCAGCGCATTATGGGCTAAAGTATTTGAACCTGATACAAAGTTTAACCCATTGGGTGACTACAGTATCAATCTACAAATGCCAGTAGCTGATGCTGCCGCAATGAGTGAGCAACTAGAATCAATAGTTCAAGCAAAGTTTAATGAGGCGATTAAAGAAGATCCCCGCCTCAAGAATACGCTGACCACTCAAGACGTATGCACTACAGTCTTTGATCGTGAGACAGGTGATGACACAGGCTTAGTTGAGTTTAAGTTCAAACTAAAAGCTAAGGTACAGAAACGTGATGGCACTTACTACGAACAACAACCTGCTGTACTGGATTCAAAGAAAGTACCAATCACTAATCAGGTACTGGTAGGCAATGGCTCCCGTGTTAAGGTAGCCTTTGAACCAATCCCGTATGTAATGGCGAGCACTAAGAAAGCTGGTGTCTCGCTACGATTGAAAGCAGTGCAAGTAATTGACCTAGTAGAGTACGGTAACTCCGCTGCTAGTGTCTTTGATGAGGAAGATGGTTTCGTAGCACCTCCTGCTACTGAAGCCGCTAATGCTCCTGTAATAGAGGAGCTTGCTGATGCCGCTGACTTCTAGATCGACCCTAGAAGAACGAGTACAGCTTAACCTCAAAGCCCGTGGGATAGCTTATGAGTATGAACCTTGTAAGCTACCCTACGTGGTAGAACGTAACTACATCCCTGATCTAAAGATTGGGGACATTTACATCGAGGTCAAAGGTTACTTCCGACAAGATGCTCAACGTAAGATGAGAAGCATGAAGGAACAACACCCTGAGTTAGACATTCGTTTTCTTTTTCAACGCAACAACAGCACAGTGCAAGGAGCTAAGAAAAGAAAAGATGGTACTAAGATGACGTGTTCGGAATGGGCAGAGCGTCATAACTTTATTTACGCAGAGGAGATTATCCCAGATGAGTGGTTCAACAGGTTATAGAATTGAAGTTGCAATAATTGATAACAACAGTGATGCGGAGGGCGCAACAGCTACTATCACAAGACGTGGTGATCATCTATCTCTTGCTGATTTAGAAGAGGCGTTCGCTGCCGCTGTTAAGGCTATGGGTTTTTATGCCAATGTCGAGTTAGAGTCTACAGGAATAGAGTAATGGAACAACAGGAGAGTGAATTTTTAATGCACACTCCTTGCGAGAAGTGTGGCTCGTCAGATGCAAACAGTTTGTACACTGATGGTCACACCTTTTGCTTTGCGTGTAATACGTATGGGCAATCCCAAGAGGAGGCTAAGGTGATCGAGATTAAACCAGTAGATTTTTTAACAGGAACACATGACGTATTAGTTAAACGCTGTCTCACAGAAAAGACAGTTAAGTTTTGGGATTATCAAACAGGAACCTTTAATGGTCAGACAACGCAGATTGCAAATCACAAAACCAAGGACGGTAAAACTGTTGCACAGAAAATTAGAACAGCAGGAAAGAATTTCTCAGTACGTGGAACAATCAAAGAAGCCGGACTCTACGGACAATGGTTATGGAGAGACGGTGGCAAGAATGTCACCATCGTTGAAGGGGAACTAGATGCCCTCTCAATGTCACAAGCGTTCGATCACAAGTGGCCTGTAGTAAGTTTAAAGACTGGTGCAGCAGGTGCTAAGAAAGATATTAAGCAAGCTATAGAATGGTTAGAGAAGTTTGAAAGTGTCGTATTTATGTTCGACAATGATGAGGTAGGACAGGAAGCAGCTCTTGAATGTGCAGCACTACTATCACCTCGCAAAGCTAAGATCGCAAAGCTACCACTTAAAGATGCAAGCGATATGATTATGGCTGGCCGACATGCAGAGCTTATAGATTGCTTCTGGTCGGCTAAAGGTTTCCAACCAGATGGTATCATTAATGGTGCTGATCTATGGGAAGAAGTATCGACAGAGAAAGAGGTACACAGTGTCCCTTACCCGTATGTAGAGCTTAATGAAAAGATAGGCGGCTGTAGGTTAGGTGAGATTGTAACCGTAACAGCAGGGTCAGGATTAGGTAAGAGTCAGCTCACACGAGAGTTTGCATATCATCTACTGAAAGAGGGCGCTACCATAGGCTACGTTGCGTTGGAGGAATCCAGTAAACGCACAGCTCAGGGATTGATGTCCTTGCACCTAAATCAATTAGTACATTTAAAAGAAGTACCCAAGGCTGATCTTAAAGAAGCCTTTGACGCTACTATGGGCACAGGCAGAGTCTTTATGTATGACCATTGGGGATCAACAGAGGGTGATAACTTACTCGCTAAGATCCGATACCTTGCAAGAGGTTGTGGTTGTCAGTACATTATCTTAGATCACATTAGTATTGTTGTTAGTGGTCTTGAAGGTGGTGATGAAAGACGTATCATCGACAACATGATGACAAAGCTCAGATCAATTACAGAAGAATTAAATATAGGTATGATTGTTGTATCGCATTTACGAAGACCGAGCGGTGACAAAGGACATGAAGAAGGCGTGGTGACTTCTCTATCGCAACTCAGGGGTAGCGCCTCCATAGGCCAGCTATCTGATATTGTTATAGGGTTAGAAAGAAACCAACAAGATGAAGAGTCATCTAACATTACAACACTACGAGTATTAAAGAACAGGTGGTCAGGTGAGACTGGTATAGCAGGACAGTTATCCTACTCCGCAACAACAGGTAGAATGTCCGAGGGTGTCTTTGACGACACACCTTTTTAATCAATCCAGCGAGATGATATATGTTAATTTTTGATTTAGAAACAGATGGCTTATTAGATGATGTAACTAAGGTTCATTGTATAGTCACACAAGACACAGAGACGGGTGATGTACGCACATATGATCCAACACAGATTGATCTAGCCCTAGAGGTTTTAGAGAACGCTGATCGTATAGGTGGTCACAATGTTATGGCTTACGATATACCAGTGTTACGTAAGCTCTACGACTTCAAGTATAATGGTAAACTGTTTGACACGTTAGTAGCCTCACGTTTGATCTGGCCTAACATGAAAGAGAAAGACATGCTCAAGCGTACCGTTGACAATAAGTTAATTGGTTCGCACTCGTTAAAGGCATGGGGACAACGCTTAAAGTTCCATAAGGGTGACTATGGTGAGCAGGACGAAGCATGGGATGCCTACACACAACAGATGCTAGATTATTGTGTGCAAGATGTAGCCCTTAACGTCAAGCTGTACGAGTTGATCTTATCGAAGAAGTATCCTGAAGAACCTATGCGTCTTGAACATGAGATGAATAGACTTCTTATTAAACAACAGGCAGAGGGTTTTCCTTTTGATGTTCCGAAAGCACAGAAGCTCTACACATTTTTATCAGCACGTAAGCAAGTTATAGAAACAGATTTAATTAATAAACTTGATCCTACTATCATTGTGCTCAAGACCAAAACAAAGACTATACCTTTTAACCCTGCATCCCGACAACAGATTGCAGACAGGTTACAGAAGTTAGGCTGGACTCCTAAAGAGTTCACTCCATCTGGAGAACCGAAAGTTGACGAAAAAATCTTGGCAGGAATTGACTTGCCTGAAGCTGCATTATTGACTGAGTTCTTAATGCTAAACAAACGACTGGGGCAATTAGGAAATGGAAAACAAGCATGGCTTAAACTGGAAAAAGCTGGACGCATACACGGGCGGGTTAATCACATGGGCGCTGTTACTTCCCGCTGTACTCATAGTGATCCTAATGTTGCTCAAGTACCTTCCGCAGGAGCAGCCTTTGGTAAGGAATGCAGAGAGTTATTCCATGCACCAAGCGGTTACTCATTACTCGGAGCAGATGCAAGCGGTTTAGAACTACGCTGCCTAGCTCACTACATGAATCGCTTTGACGGTGGCAGGTATGGTAAAGAAATCTTAGAAGGTGATATACATACAGCTAATCAAGAAGCAGCAGGACTTGCTACTCGCTCCCAAGCCAAGACATTTATCTATGGCTTTTTATACGGAGCAGGGAACGAGAAGATAGGTCAGATCATTGGTAAAGGTGCGAAGGAAGGAGGTCAGATTAAGAAACGCTTTCTGGCTAAGACTCCAGCGTTAAAGAAACTAACAGAAGCCCTTAATAATAAACTAGAAAATCAGCGTGGTGAGAAATTCATTAACGGTTTAGATGGTAGGTTGATTCCTATCCGTCACCCACACGCAGCATTGAACACTCTTCTCCAATCAGCAGGAGCGATCATCTGTAAGAAGTGGTACGCAACTGTAGAAAATATGATAAGAGCTAAAGGCTACACTAACGAAGAAGTTACGATAGTGGCGTTTGTTCATGATGAAGTTCAGATACTTGTTAAGAAGGGGCTAGAGGATGAAGTAGGTGAAATCACTAAAGCAGCCATTAAAGAAACAGAGCGAGCGTTCAATTTTAAATGTGCTCTCGACTCAGAATTCCAAGTCGGAAGTAGTTGGGCAGAAACTCACTAGCAAAACACGTATGGGGGATATAGCAGAACACTACGCAATCACTTGGTTATGGGACGAAGGTTTTGAAGTCTTTAGTAACAGCGGTGGCTCAGGTTGTATTGATATTGTAGCTATTAAAGATGGTGAAGTTTACCTCTTCGATGTCAAGACACTCACGTTTCATAGAGGGATTTACATGATCAAGACAGCTCGGACAAAACAACAAATAGAAATGGGTGTTCAGCTACTTAGCTTCAATCCTAAAACACGCAAGCTACGCTTAGTAAAACATAGGAAATAATCATGGAAACAAGCACACTCAATTTAATATTAGGTTTTGGTTTTGGTGCCGTCTCTTTCGGCTTCGCTTTCAAATGGATTGTTGAATCTATTATCCACTGGAAGATGGCTAACAAAGTAAGCACGATGGTTACTATGGACGCAGAAGAGTTTGAAAAATTTATGGAAGGACAAGACGATGAAGAATTCTAGAACACTATTAGTTGACGGTGACATTGTAGCCTACAAAGCTGCAACCATTGCTGAGACTCCAATCAATTGGGGTGATGGTATATGGACACTACACGCTCATGAGAAAGATGTCGCAGGGTCGATGGAAGAGTTCATGAGTAAGATCATAGCAGAGTCAGGGTGTGATAAAGTTATCACTTGTCTTTCAGGAGACAACCTGTACCGCAAAGATGTAGCTCCGTATTACAAAGCTAACCGTAAGTTTACTCGTAAGCCGATGCTGCTTAAATACGCTAAAGATTATTTAGCAATAAACTATAACGGCATGGTTGAGGACAAGTTAGAGGCTGATGACTTACTAGGAATCCTCGGTAGTAGAAGTTTTGATACTGTTATCTGGTCACTTGATAAAGACTTACTTACTATTCCTGCATACCACTTGATTGATGGTAAGGTTCAGCAAGTAGATTTAGAAGAAGCTGATTATAATTTTCTTTACCAAACATTAGTAGGCGACTCTACGGATAACTACAAAGGTTGTCCAACAGTAGGCGCTAAGAAAGCAGAGCAACTGCTCAGTGATAAAGGAGCAACATGGCAAACCGTTGTTGATGCTTTTGAATCTAAAGGCTTAGGTGAAGAGGTAGCCATAGAGAATGCGAGACTAGCACGTATACTACGTGATGGTGAATTTAATTTTGAAACAAAGGAAGTAAAATTATGGGCAGCATAAACGATGCGTCAGCAGCAGAGTGGGACTTAGCAGCAAAACAACACCATCACACAAGTGGTATGAAGGATTATAAAAGTGTACACGCTGACCCAGTAAATAAACCCGAACATTATAACGCAGGTGAGATTGAAACCATCGACTACATTGTTGATGTGTTAGGTGCTTATGAAGCTATCTCATACTGCCACGGAAATTTAATTAAGTACACTGGCTCTCGACTATGGACAAAGGGGAACCCTATCCAAGATGCAGAGAAAGCTGAGTGGTACTTAAAGAAAATGATTGAACTAATGAAACAAACTAAAGGAGTTAACTGGTGAACCAAGTATCTTACGAATATCTACAAGGCATGTTTGAAGGCTTTGATTACTTTCAAGCAAAATGTAATGACACAGCAATCTTCCCTGAAGACTTAGCCATTGAGTATCTTACTCTTGGTTTAGTATCTGAAGCTGGTGAAGTGGCTGATAAAATTAAGAAAAAAATTAGGGACGGTGAGCGTCCAAACCATAAGCAAGAAGTTAGTGATGAGCTAGGTGATGTCTTCTGGTACTTAGCAATGCTTGTTGATCGCATGGGTTTAAATCTAAGTGACGTAGCATTCGAGAACATGAACAAAACAATGAAACGTAAGATTGAAAATAAACTTAAAGGCTCAGGTGATAACCGATGACCAACGAAGTAAAACAAGAAAAGTGTAGAGCTTGT